CTAAATCGAGACTTTACACTAAATGAAAAATTAAAAGGTAATGCCGGATATTTAATAACTGTTCCGTCTGTACTATAACTTTTGTTATAACTATAACTTTCTAATATTGTTCCATCAGGACTATCCCAATTTATACTATTAGTAGCAGCAGGATATGTGCTTATATTTGATGCCTTATTCCCTCTTCTTAAATTATAGTTCACTGTTCCTTCGCAAGGAAAAAATAAAGTGTAAGACATAGAGTTTCCTGCTGTTTGGTATTCCGTACTCCATAATCCGTAGTTTATATCAATAAGATTAGTGAAACAATCTCCTCCAAAAACTTCAATATCATTAAAAGTATATTTGTTTTGGTCTATATAAGGACCGCTAGCAAAAGTTCCATTTAAGGTATCCGCTTTAACAGAATCGTTAATAGGCTGAAAATGACCTGTAGATATGTATAAAGTATCTGCAATAGCAGAATCTCCTTGACCCCCATATTGAGAAGCTTTATCTTTATTAGATAAGAAGTTAACTACAATTTTAGCGAAGTTATATCTTTGGTCCCAATCATTATATTGACCTATTGGACCGTAATGATTAAAAAAGTCAGGTAAAACTAATAATTTTTTACAACCAACAGAGTCAATATCGTAACCCAAATCCCATGCTTTAGTGGTAACGCAGTCGTAATTAACCGAAACTGGGTTGTCAACTCCGCTAACGCTTAATGTGCTGAACCGATTAAAAAAAGGTCTGCCGTCTCCTATGATATTATTATCTCCATGATACTCATTAAATCCTCTGCTTCCATTTCCATTCATACTTTGCAAAATCTTTACTCTTGGAGTTGGAGTGTCTGGAACTTTAGTGGTAAACATTTTTGTTGTCAATACATGAAAATCACTATGCGCCCTAATATCACTTCCATCTAACCAAAAAGCTTCTTCAATTTTTTCTCCAGTATATCCTATACCTAATTGAGTATTTGGAACATATCCAACTAGCCAATCTGGGCAAACGCAACAACATAAATCGCCTTTATCATTTACAAAAGTATCATAATAACTTAAATGAGTCTGAGTAATACCCAAAGGCATCAATCTATTAGCCTCTTCGGTTGGGTCTATAACCGTTTGCATTAATAACCCTTGAGCTAAAATACGCTTATCTCTTTCTGCTCTAACTATACTAAATCCACTAACGCTATCCATTATAGATTCAGGTATATCTAAGCCCGATAATTTAATTGCAGATGGATTTAAAGCATAGGATTTTAATGTGCTAGTTGCATCACTTTCTACTAATAAACTTCCTTTATCGTAAACCTTATCAAAATCAAAATCATCAATATATTTTACATAATAAGGATTTCCTTTTTTATCAAAAAACAATATTCCAAATCTATATCTTTCATCACTCCAATATCCTTTATTGTGAGATGCCACCGCAGGGTTTTTATAATCCCAAAATGCACTTTCTTGTTTAGTAAACTCTATTGCATTCTCAACTCTTTTACCTGTTGCTATAGAAGTATATCTATTTCTTGTAGTACAAGGTCTTGCGGCTCCGTCTCCCGTAAATGCTATTGTAGATTCATCTCCTGTTGCTGCTGAATATTCTATTCCTTCTATAACATCTCCTGTTACATAAAAAGTACCACTACCATCAGGATATTCTACCGTATCTGTAGTATTATTTCCTAAAGTAACAAGCCATCTACTATAAGGTAAAACATCTCCTGTTCCTGGATTAACTCCAACTATAGGACTAACATCTGCATAAATATTTCCATTTGAGCATAGACTTAAATCTCCATGTGAAACTAAAGGATATTGTATTTGAGTTAAAGTAACTCCGCTTACATCTAAATCAAACTCTTCTCTTTCTGTTATGTTTCCTATTAGATTGTAATTCTTATCTGTAGCTAAAGTTTTTACTTTTAAAATACCCGCAGGAAACAATGTTAAATCACTTATAGATACTTCTCCTAAATTAGTAGTTCCGTTATCTACTAAATCCATAACCGTAGAGATTATAGGCTTCTTATCTACTATTTTTATAACATAAGGAACATCATTTATTTGGTCGTATTCCGCACAACATAATTCTATTACATCAAAATCCGTATCTACATCTGATACAGAAATTATAACAGAATATGGACTTGCAGCTAAAGTTGTATCGCTACCGTTACCAACAAAATCTCTATAATCATTTCCTGTTAATGCAGCAGCTATATTATCCATACCTACATGAATAGGAGAACTAGGATAACTCCAAGTAGTATAAACTTTACCATCATTTGAATAAAGTCTATAAAAATATATACTAGAGCCACAATTTTTATTACCAGTTCCGTATTCCTTAAAATTCATGTCTCCCATACTTCTAGTTGGAGTCCAATCTAATAAAGATAAAGGATAGTATTCTATTACTTTTGCATTAGCCGTAACTAAAGTATATGTGCTATCTACTCCGTTTGAAGTAAATATATTGTCAACTATATAACCAGTTCCGTCTGTAGGACCATAGAATACTCCTGCGTAATCTATAACTCCTTCTAAAACCATATATTGTTTAGGTATAACAGAAGTTATATCTATTTCAGTATCTCCTATGTAAGTAGTAAATATAGGGTTAGCTATATCAAATACTCTAGGCTCATTGTTATTGTCTGTAAAGTAAACTCTCTCAGTTATATCATTCTCTCTAAAAGAAAACCCTTCTATTTTATGATACTTAGAAAAGTTTAAATCGGGATGGTGATAATAAGGAGTGTATGTAGCTACAAAATCATCTTGTACCTTTTTAAATGTCATTACTCCTATTTCTCCATATCCGCCGTTTCCGTCATCATTAGTACTAAATACAACTAACTTATCTATAAAGGAAACAAATCCCATAGGCATAGGATTAACGTCATAATTAAACTCATCTTCTGCATATCTAGGAGTTAAGGTTTTAATAGCCTTATTTCCTTTAGATATTTCTATTGTGAAGTGATGCCCATCCATAGAGACAAGCATTCCGTTTTTCATATTTCTATAAGTGCCATCAGGCTGTAAAATAAAATCTACATCTTGACTTATACCCTTATTGAATGTATTAGTAATTGCCTGTTCTTCCATATCCGTAACTGTTAGGGTTAGTCATACCAAGGAATAATCCTCTTCCTGCTAATGGGTTATTGTAAATTTGTGCTATTTCTTCTCTATCTGTTGGTGTTAATTCTGCATCTAATGCTCTTGAGTGAGCGCATAATCTATCCCATTGTGTATAATGCCATTGCATTTCTTGTAAATCAGCACCACTCTTTTTTCTCTTTCTAGAACACCATTTGTAAAGTATGTATTCTGTAATAGCTTGAATATGATTCTCTCCAACTTGCATAAATCCATCACAATCTAATTCATATCCAATATACTGAAGAGTTATTTGTTTAATACCGTATTTAGCATCAAATATTATTTTATTGTTTTGAACATGAAACTGAACTTGTCCATAAGTATTACTGTTATCTCCACTGCCAATATCAATAATTAACATACCTGTAGTGTTTTGAATAATTGGATTTATAAAAGGACCATCTGTTCCTAATATGTTTCCAAATACACCACAACAGTTATCCATGTGATTGCCTATAATAGACGCTTCTATCTTTACTGCATTACAAGGTATTGGAGCAGCAGTACATCCGCAAACATCCAATAAAGCCCATTGACGAGTAAATTGATAGTAGCTACCTATCTCCATTTCAGCTTCTGTAGCCCATTGTGTAAATAATGGTAAATGGTTATCATGGTCTAAAGCAGCCATGTCCATTGCATTAATTATAGGGTTTTTAATTGATACTAATCTATTTATTGCCATTTTATAATCTTGTTATTAGTTTACCATTTACTATTCCATCACTTACAGACTTCTTAATGTTTATGTGTGGCTTGTAAAATAATTTCACTTTCTTATTAATTCTTTCTGTTTCAAAAACTACTTTATAAATATATTTAGAAGTATCAAAGTTTATATTAGCTTCTCTTATCTTTCCACTTACATAAGCTAAACCTTTACTTCTTAAAGATACTGCTCTTTTATGTTTGTGTACAGGAATTGCTTTTACCCATATCTTACTTTCTTTGTCTAAATTAACTATAGTTCCTACGTTTAAAGGCTTAACTACACATTCATCTATCCAATCTTTCCAAATTTTATTTATTTCACTCGTGCTTATTCTTGTTTTATATTGTTTTTTAAAAATCTTCTTTATGTTATTATCAATGCTTTTTTTATTGAATACTACTTTCATTGTTTTTATTTCTTAGCATCATCCGCAGAGTCATTCTGTATATCAGCTATTTGCTTTTCCTCTACCATTAATTCCTTAGTCATAAACTCCAATACTATTAATCTAGCCATGTGAGCAGATACAGGATAGTTATCATCTTCTGTCATTGGAGCTTGGAAATTAGTATAATTAACTTCTGCCGTTCCTGTAAAGGTAGTTACTCCTAATACGCCTGTGAATGTTTGACCATTAAGATATACAACCCCATTATAAGTTACCGATGGTCCACTTACCGTATAAGATACACCAGCTTTAATACTTCCTGATAAAACAGGTAATGTATTTTTAACAGTTAATCCTTCGGTAGTTTCGGGAACACCCATAAATCTTAAAAACTTAGTATTATTATTAACGTAACCGTATTGACCAAATCTTGAATAATAATTAAACAAAGACCTAACATGTCCGCTTGGTATCATTCTCCATCTTTCTAATGGGTAGTAAGTATATTGTTTTGAGCCACAAGCAGATATAACTTTTAACCCCAAATCTAAATTTCCTTCTCCTAAAGCTGTTAAATTCATTATAGGAACAGGTAGCTTAAACTTCATTATATCACAAGAACAATGAGTTATATTAGGGTCATCTGCGAAATTAACAGGATATAATGGCAATGTTCCAAAGTCAACTAACCAATTTTGGTCTATTACTCCCGTATAGTTATATTCTTCAATTATCTTAGCGACTCTTATTTGTTCTATCTTAAATCCTATATATGTTTCATCTAATCGGCTATCATCAGTTCTTCCGAAGCGTGTTGCTAATATAAAAATATCATCTATGATTTGTCTTTTAGTAGGCATGGCAAGTTATTATATCTTAACAAATGTAATAAAAAAAGAGCTATATATAAATACAATATTCAATTAATTATATTACAAGCTTGTCATATTTTTAATATTATTATTAATATTACAAACTGTTAATAAATTGTGAGTTACGTTAATCACTATAAACAATTTAGTATTTTTGTAACATGGCAAGAAAACCAACTCTAAAAAACAAAATAATAAGGGAGTATATCAAAAAGTTTCCTAATACTTCAAACGCCGCATTATCTCGTAAGATATTAAAAGAACATCCGCTAGAGTTTGATAATACGGAAAAAATAAGAACCTTAATTAGATTTATTACAGGAAATCAAGGAGCCAAGCTTAAAGAAACGATGGTTGATAAAAGTTTAGTTCGTCCTGCTAGGAAATCAACTGATTACTTTTTGCCTGAAAGTTATGCGAGTGAATATACTCCATACGAAATAAAACAATCTCGCATCTTAATCATAAGTGATTTACACTTTCCTTATCAGGACAATAAGGCTATTACTTTAGCACTTGACTATGGTAAAGAGAAGAAAATAGATTGTATCCTTATTAATGGAGATTTAATTGATTTTGCCAACATAAGCCGGCATGAATCCGATTGGAGGATGAGAAGTGTAGCTGAAGAGTTTGATGCAGTTAGAGTGTTCTTAAAATCTTTACGTTTAAATTTTCCTAAAACAAAGATAGTATTTAAACATGGGAACCACGATGAGCGTTGGGAGAAGTTCTTGTACGCAAAAGCTCCTGAAATATTTGATGTAAATGATTTTCAATTAGAAGTATTATTAAGATTAGGAGAATTAAAGATAGATACCGTTAAAGATAAACGACCTATTAAGCTTGGTAAGTTGACAGCTCTACATGGACACGAACTTGCAGGTGGGGCAGGTGGAGTTAATCCTGCGCGCTCTACATTCTTAAAAACATTATCTAATGTTATTGTCGGTCACTACCATAAAACATCTTCTAACACAGAAACAACTATGGATGGAGATGTTGTTGCTGTTAATTCAGTCGGTTGTTTATGCGGATTAAATCCGTTGTATATGCCCATAAACAAGCACAATTTAGGTTTCGCGTATTGCGAATTGAATATAAAAACAGGAGAATACTTTTTAGAGAATAAGAAAATAGTAAAAAATAAAATTTACTAGTATGGACGAATTAAAATGGTTTAAGATAGAAGTAATATATCCTTTAAATAACGCATTAGGAGGCAATGAAGAGCCTGATGAGATTGACCTTATAAGAATGAGGTCGGAAGGATTGGTTGATGATTATGAGATTGATATAGCTATATTTAACCTATCTAACAATACTATAAGTCAATTAAATCCAAAGTGTTTTGTTCCTAGAGGAAAAACAAACAAGAAGTATTATACGGAAATAGTGTTTGAGAATGGAGATTTTGTATTTGCTTTAGGTAAGCCTGAACATGTTTATAGTAAAGTAAATGAGTATCTTTTAACTCTACCTACGTCAAAGAAAGAAAATTAAGAGCTATTCGCTTTCTTTTCCCGAATAATGTAAAAGCAGCTTTAGGTCTTTTTTAAGCTTTTCTAATTCTTCTTTTTTAGCTTCTGCCTTTTTTAAACTATCGTTGTATTCAACGTAAGTTTCTATTATTTTTTGTTTTATTTTTTCTATTTTATCTTCCATTATTTCAACAGTAATCCTGCCCCTACATTTAAAGACTCAACTACTATTGCTCCTGCTGCAAACCCATGTTTAAATCCTTTCCAATACTTCTTTTTACTTTTAGTTAAAGAGTCTATTATAGCATCTTTTTTTACTATAACATTATCTCTATTGTAAAGCATATCTGATTTATCTTTATTTATATCAACCAGATTTTTATTTAATGTTTTTAAAGTACTAATCTCGATACTATCTACCTCTATTACACTGTCACATATTTGTACAAATTTATACATGAGAACAGTGTCATGTATATTTATTGTCTTTTTTTGAACATGATAAATATGTAATATCTTTTCTCTAACTGTATCTAATCCTAATACAACTTTATTTAAACTATCTGTTATAACGTCCTTCTTAATAACTTCCTTGCTCAAACTGTCATATCTTGAGTTTAAGCCATCTATATTATCTACAGGCTTAGTTACCTCACATTTAAGTAAAATCATCATAGCCATTACTACAATGACAAATAAATACACTCTAATTGCAACATAGTTTCTATTTTCTTGAGTCATCTGTTGAAAAAAAGTTAGTTAAGAATTTACCTATAATACCTACAAATAAAGTTACTCCTATGATTACTTTTAATTCTTTAGGAGAATATACATCTTTTAGGCTATCGTAAGCTATTAATCCTCCGCCACCTATTAGGGCAGCACAAGCTAATAAAGCATCTCCAAATTTTCTTATTTTAACAGGAGTTGGTTTGTAATAATTTTTTAATGATTTCATCTTCCTTGAGATTTATAAGGTTTAGTACTTTTATGTTTATTAGGATGTTTCGTAGCCTTTCCTTTTGATTTTGCTTTCTTTACTAGAACACTAGTAGACGATTCTTTCTTTGCCATTATAGTGATTTAATTAATTCAATTAACTTAGGATGAGGATACATATCTGATTTATCTGCTCTTAAATTAGTATGAGTCCATAAGCCAGGATAACCTTTTGTTGCAGCTTGATTAAGCTCGAAGCAATCATCATTATCTAAAAACTCTTGCAATCCCTTTTTAAGATTAATCTTAGGGTGTCTTTTGGCAATATCTATTAACAATAATCTTAAACTTTCTATTTGCTTATCTGTGTAAGAATGATAATAAATATACCCTTTAAATGGTTTAGCCAAAGTAGTTACTTGCTCTTTAGGAACTATACTTTTTACATAGTTATAAAAGTTACCATCTTTGCCTTTAATTAAAGGACCATAGTTACAAACTTCAATAGCTACAGACTTCTTATTAAGTATAGAGTTGTTAGCAGTCTTGCTTCCGATATGATGAGCCCAATATTTGTCATCAAAACAACATACTACTACTCCGTCCCATGCAACATCTTTAACATCTCTAGTAGATATCCCACCAACTATATAAGAAGTTGCAACCTTTAAAGATAAGCCTGCTTTATTCTTGTCGTGTTCCCAACAAGCAACTGTCCAATCTGCCCTATGGCTTCCTGCGGTATGATGAATAACAATAGTATCTTTTTCAAATATTTCTTGATAATATTCATCTTTTTCTAATGGTATTTTTTTGATTTCCATATTATATGTTTTTGGCTTTTAAATAACCTGTTAGTTCAGCTAAATTATTACTAATGTTTTGCTGCATTTTCTCTACAGTGTCTAACTTGTTCCATAACTTATTATGAGCTACTTCTTGTTCACTTTTAATTTCAGTTATTTTACTGTAAATTAAGTTCTCTTTTTTTTCTACTGTGTCCATGATATATTCAACTGTTGCTTTTTTAGTATTTTTAGAATGTAAAAATTTCTCATTTACAACTTTTTTAAAGTCATCTAATTCATCATTAACTTCAGATATTTTGATGTTAGCTTTTTCTGAACTTGATTTTATAACATAAATAAAACTAACTATAGAACCTAACCCTATAATAATTGCTACTACGTCTTTTATTCCAAATATTAATTCTGAGGCATTCATAGTTTTTAATTTCTTTTATTTTAAAGCAGCTATTAATTCGTAAATATTGTTATAATTTATTTCGTTTACGCTTGTATTCGGATAGTCAAAGTAATATATGCCATATTCAGCTAAGGTTAAATGTAGTGCCAATTCATCTAATTTTTCAACACTAACTATTTTAGCGTTTTCAATATCTCGCCACGTTATCGTGTTATTTATTTTAATTAAATTTTCCATTAAAATTTTTGAATTATTAGTGAACTCATAACGGTACTATTACCAACTGCTGCATTTTGAAAAGCTGCAATCACATATTGATTAACACCCCAGTTAATGTTTAAATTTGATACACCTAAAGCACTTGTAACTGCTTCGCTTCCTGAAGAACTGCTTGATGCTAATAAAGTTTCCGTATTTGTTGCAGACTTAATATATAAACTACGTTCCATTGCAAAAAATATAGATGCTGATGATTGACCGCCAATAAGTGTTGCACCTGTTAAAGTGTTTGTTGTATTAATGTAATAATAATTATTAGCCGTTCCCGTTGCCGTACTTCTAATCGCCCTATTTAATATTTTAATTACATCACCAGTTGTATAAGTATTAGCTGTTATTAAAATAGACTTCATTAAAGTAATAGCAGTTGTTCCTGTTAAAGCAGTGCTATCAGCAATATCTTTTGATACTATTTGAATTGAGTTACTAGGAGCCACATTTAAAGGAATTGGAACCAAAGACCTAACAGGGGCAGTGCCTCCAAATTGAAAATTATAACTAGGGTCTGAACCGCCTGAAATTCTACTACCATAAAATTTTAATACTATTCTATCAGTACTTGCAAATATTCCATCATTCCACAATCCTGTTGCTGAAAATTCAGAATAACCTGTGTTTAATACAGGTAATGTATTATCGCTTGTTGTAATTAAGGTTTCAGTTCCAGCACTATCTCTTTTGTAAACTTCAAAATAAAATTCAGCTTGACCGCTACCCGAAGTTCTTGTAATGTTACCAATAGTAGTAATATTAAATACACCTGGATTACCAATAATGATATTTGCTGATGTTACTAAACTAGATATTAATTGATTTGTAGTTGTTATAGCTCCTGTACTTACATCTACAGCAACTGAATTATAGCTAGGGTCTGTTATGCTGCTTACTAATTTAAAGTATCCGCTAACATCACTTGACGCCGTTGTAGCATATAATATAAGGTTAGATGGTAAATCATTTAAAGATATAAAGTGAGATACTCCATCGTCTCCATCATTTATTAAATCAGAAGTCTTTGTTACGGCTAATGCTACAGTTTCTATTACTCTATCATAATTTAAAGTAGAATAGTATATTGACTTAATCTTAATTGAATAAATCAAAGCTACAGTTGCATCAGTATAAGTTCCTGATGATGTCCATGCTCCCGTAGTAGGATTAAGAGTTGCTGTTACTACAACTCCGCCTACCGTTTTAGGACTCTCATACGTTGGCTTATTCGAGCCATCAATTTTTGAAAGTATTGCATTACCCGATAAACCAAACTCATCTGAGTTAATGGTTGAGTCTGTTGGGATTGTGAGGCTTCCGCTTGTTCCTGACACAATCTCATAATATGTGATTTTGTATTCATTGTTTTCTAAAGTTGTTACGCGACCAGCTAATGCAGGGTCAGAACCTCCACCTAATGAAGCTTGACTAAATATCTTTTTAGGATTCTTTACTGCTGACTGTCCCATATATTTTATTAATATTAATTTAAAATTTTTATTTCATTCCAGGGTCATTAATTAACATCTGGCTATTGTAAGTTGTTTCAGTTAAAGTACTAGGTTCATTTTTAGATATTCCATTAGGGCTTTGATTAATATATCTTAAACCTCTGTTAGTTAAATTTCTTTTGCTATTAGTAATAACTAATAACTGTTGAGGTTTTGATAATGTACACCCATTTATGTTAACAAACTTTGATATTTTTTCAAATCCATCTTGAAATGTTATTATGTAATTTAAGCCACTAGAACTTATGTTAGTTATAAATTTTGGACTTCCATTAAAAAACTCATTCATTGTATAAGTTGTTCCTGAAGCTAAAAGTACATTTTTAAAAATTAATTTATGTAAATTTATTAATGTAGTTGGTAGTCCAAAAGTAATTGTAGTATTATTTGATTTAACAACACCTTTAATGTAAGTTAAGTTTCCATCTTGAGATAAAGTATTTGGCAATGTGATAACCCCATTGGTATTAATAACTATAGGTGTTCTAAAAGTATTAGAAGCATTTGTTGCAGTCCAAGTTCCTGTTCCTAATAACACAATAGTAGATGTGCCTTGTATAATTGCACTTGCAGTTAGATTACCGTTTACGTTTATATTAAATAAACCATTTATTGTATTACCTCCAGATGTCAAATTTTGACAATTCAAATCACTTGTTAAAGTTTGGTTTGCACCACTAAAAATAACATTATTCCAAAATATACCTACTGTATTTAATGTAGTAGATGAAGATACGTTTAATGTGCTTCCTGTTGTATCAACGGTTCCTGAAGTATATGTCAGTGTGCCTGTATTATAATAGATATTTGTACTTAATGTTAAAGTGCCTGTTGTATTGATTGTAACGTTATTTCTTAAAGCACCAGTACTAGAATTTGACCAAGTTCCCGTGCCATTAAATACTATATTAGTTGTTCCTGATGTTGTACTTGCGGTAGTTGATGTTAAATTTGAAGTATTAATCGTATTTCCATTTATATTTATTCCGCCTGAATTAGAAAAATTTAATGCACCTGTAAAATTAAAATTATCCGCTAATGTAAAATTTCCACCTCCTGCAAAAGTCCATAATCTACTCCAAGTTACACCGCCACTTGTTAGTGTGAATGTACCTGAAACTTGTATTCCTGATGTACCTGCTTGCGTATAACCCCCTGTTCCTAAATTGACCGGACCATTAACTGTAAGTAAAGAATTGAACGTTATAGTATTAACATAGTTAGTAAAGTCAATTCCAATACAGGTTGATGCAACATTTACAGTTAAATTACCACTTGTTGCAGTAAAAGCTACTGTATCTAAAGTTGCATTAGGAACCACGCCGCCAACCCAAGTTGTTAACTCATTCCAATTTCCACCTAATATACTAACTGTTATTACTGCCATAATTAATAATCTCCAGCGTAAGCAATAGCATCTGTTTGGTCATTTGCACCTACATAAACACTCATACAAACTGACATTATTTGTCCTGATTTCATTACAATAGCTTGGTCAAAAGTATAAATAGATGTTGCTCCAATAGCTGTATTTGAACGAGTAGCTGCTGTCATAGCAACTTCTCCAATTAATCTTGGATTTGCACCACCTGTATCGGTTAAAAATATTCTTAATACTTTAGCACCAGATGCTGCAGCTGTAGCTTGTGAATTAATAAACCTAACTCCATCTACTCTTGTACCATCTGTAACTGCTGTTACTAATGTTACTAAAGTTCCTGAGCCATCTGAAGCTGTATTTGCTGCTGCTATTCTTGCAGGTGTAAAGTTACCTTGCTTAATAAATATTGGTGTTGTATTTGCTGCCATTTTATATTAGTTTATTATTATTTATATATTCAATTAATTCTTCATCTGAACTCATTATTATTTCAATAGTCATATTGTTATTATCAACAATTCTTTTAATTTTAATTTGTTGAATACCAATTTCAGTTGCTGCTCCTGTTGTTTCAACAGAATAATATATTCCATCTACTATTTCTTCACATTTGCAAGCGTAAACTACTATTTTAGGATATGGTAAAGATTCAATTACATGTCCGTCCGGTGCTGTATAAGTCATCATATTTTTTTAGTTTTAAATAAAGTTATAGTAAGCGAATAAATTACTTGTTGACGATGTTCCTCCGCCTCCCCCTGTTATACTAAGAGTAACTGCCGTACCAACTACAGATGAAGTAACTCCAGCTCCAGTAAAATCTATTGATGTGGCTGCCGACGTTAAAGTAGAGCCATTATCTTTTATTTCTAGATTACTACCTCCGCCACTTCCTCCATTTTGGGAAAATACTTTTCTTATATTTTTAATAGCTGAAATCATTTTTTATTATTTATAGTATTGTATATGTAATGTATGAGTAGAAGAAACTGCAATAACTCTAAAGTTTGCTACGTTATCTCCATTAGTAATATCAAAGAAATCTAAATAAGATAATGCCATTCCATCTGTAGTAGTTGGCAATGTAGTAGCTCCTAACATTAAATATCTCATAATTATACCACTAGTTGTAGCTGATTCAACTCTAACCTCTGCATATAAAGCACCTGTAGGTACAGTTAAAGCTTGAGCAGTTCCACCTGTTACAGTTAATTTTTGATAACCAAGTGCTACTAAATTAGGTGAGTATCTTATGGCTCTTACTATTTCTGTTGTTGATTGATTTTCCATTATTTATTATATTTTTGTGCTATAAAAGTAAATAAAAAAAGGTTACTTTTTACAGTAACCTTTTAATTTTAGTTAAGAATTAAATCTTAGTAGTTATACAAAGTATCAGTAGCAACCGCTTCAAATTCAACTTCGTTAATAACCGCAGCAGCACTATTTAAGTTAGTGTATTGGAAGAATGGAATTAATACAGTTCCAGCAGGGAATACTAAAGGAGTAGTACCCGCAGAGTAAACTGGGTATTTAACATCATTCATCCAAACTCAACAACACCATTAGCAGCAACTTCAATAACAGCAGTATTAACTGCGCTATTTACTAAGTTAGTAGTAGATGTAGTAGTTACAGTAGCAGCTCCACCTAAGATACCATAAGTAGCAACAGCGGTTCCGGCAGCACCTGTACCGATAGCAGCTAAGTTATTGTAATCGTTGAAATCAACAGTAAACGCTTCTTTAACTCGGAAACCAGCCATATAAACTACGTTAGCTACAGTAGTTGCAGAGAACTTGTTAACTAAAGTCATAGAAGTTTTACCTACTACAAATTGTTGAGGGCAAGCAGCAACAACTTCAGCACAGTAATGAGCACCTTCAGTAGCAGTAGCATCTTGTTCAATTAATAAACCATTAGCACCTTGAGTTGGAGCAACGATAGTTTGAGTACCAATGTTATAGTGATTTAATAAGCCATAAGGAGTAATAAATTTATTTTTTAAACTTGTTGTAGTTGCAGGAACAGCACCTAAAGGACCTTGAATTAAGAAATTCTTATCAAATAATTCTATAGAAGCGTTAGGGTCTTGTCCATAAACTGCATCAATTAAACGATGTAATTCTTTTTCAATAGCTAAGTAACCTGCTAAGTTAACAACAGAAGCACCTGCTCCATTATCAACCCAAACAATACGTT